TATACCTTTAGATAAACCAAAGGCTCGTATAAACTGTGACGACCTGTACCAAATAGAGTTAGCTCAACGTAGGTTAGAGATACAGAAGCTACGAGATGAACTAGAGCAACTAAAGAACCTACAAAGTTCTGGTGGTGAGATGGAGTTTGAGAACTGATGGTCGATACAACTAAGATAGCAGATAACATTGATGGTTTAGCAGACCGTGAGTTTAAGACAGGTGGTATGAAGTTATCATTTGGATCTATCATGGCTATATTTGCTTTCCTATCTACTATTGTGGGTGGCCTATACGGTGGCTTTGTTTTATACCAAAAGATAGAAGCAGTCGCTGGCCTTGACTTAGAAGAATACCAACTACAAATGAACATTATGGATGCTAAGGTGACAGGTATATCTGAGAAGGTAGAAGAGTCAGTTGAGTATAGTCGTGATATTAAGAATGGACTAAGGGCTGACATTCTTAGTATAGAAAAACAAACTGATAGAGTAGAAGACATGGTACGTGAGTCAGAAGACAAAGTACGAAAGATGATAGATGATGCAGAAGTTCGCTTTGAGAACCAGAGAGAACGTGTCAGAGTATCACAAAGTGGCTCGATGAAGGAACTCGAAGATAAACTTATGGATAAACTACAAAGGGCATTAGATAACCCCCTTGCAGACTAGGAGATTAGAATGAGTGAGTTTGAAAAAGCAGACTTGGATGGAAACGGTTCAGTAGATAAATCCGAATGGGATGCTTTACTGCTAGACGACAAAAGGATGCAGATAGAAGATGAGAACTCTAAGAGAGATCAACAGCGTAAGATGGTGTGGTTCTCTTTAGCAGGGTTACTACTGTATCCTGTTATGATTATTATATGTAACTTACTAGGACAAGAGGTTGCGGCAGATAACTTGACTGCTATTGCTCCTACATACTGTATAGCAGTTGTTGGTATAGTTACAGCCTTCTTTGGTTTTACTAATATTAAGAAGAAGGATGACTACTAATGTTAGGACTAAACTTAATAGGTCAGGTAGCTAATTTAGCTGGTACTATGATCGAAGGTAAGACTGCTGTAAAGAAAGCAGAAGCTGAAACTAAGATGAAGATAGCGACAGGTGAACTTGACTGGGATCTAGCCGCTATGAAAGCTACAGAGAATAGCTGGAAAGATGAGTGGATTACACTTTTGTTCAGTATTCCCCTTATATTGGCGTTCTGTGGGGACTGGGGTAATCAAATCGTACAGGATGGGTTTGCCGCCTTATCTAACATGCCAAGCTGGTATCAGTATTCCCTTGGTGGTATTGTAAGTGCTAGTATAGGTATGCGTGGTGTAAGTAAATACTTTGGTGGAAAGAAATAAGCATGAAGAACAACTTTGATAAATGCCTACATATGTTACTTGAACACGAAGGAGGCTACGTAAATAACGTCCACGATAAAGGTGGCATGACTAATTTGGGAGTCACTAAGAGAGTGTACGACAAATGGATTGGCAGAGAGTCTACTGAACAAGAGATGAGAGACTTAACTCCAGATGATGTAGCTCCTATCTACAAGAAAAACTACTGGAATCGAGTTAAAGGAGATCAGCTTCCATCGGGCTTAGACTGGAGCTGTTTCGACTGGGCTGTGAATTCTGGATCAGGTAGACCTGCTAAAGCTGTACAACGTGCAGTAGGTGCTACAGCAGATGGAGCTATAGGACCACAGACGTTAGGTCTTATAATGGAGAAAGACCCTAAGTTTATAATTGATTATGTGTACACTGTACGTAAATCTTTTTATGAGAGCTTAGACGACTACAAACATTTTGGTAGAGGGTGGAGTAGAAGGAACACTGAGACACTACATCAAGCTATGAAAATGGTAGAAGAGTAAACAAAAGAAAAGCCGTAGGTATCCACTCAAGGACGCCTACGGCTTTTTTGATTCTATACTTGTGGTGTGAACCTATTAATTTCCTCTCAGGTAGGTTAGCCTATGAAAAGCTCTAACCTCTGTCACACCACGCTTAATTTCCCTCTCAGGGGCTATTTAACACCTACTGCATCCATAGTAATTGCTAGACCTTCGAATAGAGTTTTTACATCTTGATTTAGCTTAGATATGATCCACACTAAGTAGACAGATAGAGCTAGATTACCTAACAGTATCCCTTCGTTTATTGTCATTTATGTTTCTCCGCTAATGCTTCATTCATACGTTTAAGATACCACTGTGCTTTGTTCATATCCTCAACAGGGTTAGCTTTATATCTGTACCTATGTTGGTATTTAATCATGTTACCATGACAGTAAGCTATAAACCCATCAAGACCTAACACTTGTCTAATGTAGTCAATACATTCTATACCTTCTTGGTTGTAGTGAGCAGGTTTGTTAACTGGGTCGAAGCCCATTTCTTGTTGTTGTTTCTGATCTAAATTCCACTTAGCCATTTTTACTTAAGTATTCCCTTAGTTCTGTATAGCCCCCAAGGTGAGTGCCATCTGGTTTAAATATTTGAGGTACTGTAGTATAACCTGACTTACGCATTAAAGTCAATAACCATTTACTACTTGGAGACTGTACATTGTAGGTTGTTACCTGACTACCTGCGACACCCCTTAGTAGTTGTAAAGAGGCATCACAGAAGTTACATTGGTTTCTAGTTATTACTATCCACATTAAACGAGATCTACAATCTCACAGCTATCTCCAGAACATGCTAGTGTCTGACTACCTGCTGTGTTATCTTCTTGTTCGTATTCTGATAGTTTAGTCCAGTCAATAGCTTTAGGCATCTGATCTAAAAGTATATGATAGTCAGTAGGTAAGCATTCTTGATAAGGTGCTTGCTGATAAGTATGCTCATTGAATGGTAAGAACGACACACCTGACATTTCATCAAAGTGTCTGTATACAAACGCTCCTACTTCGAACCATTCGTCTTTCTTAACATTAATAGTCACACTAGGCTTATGCTCACACCAACTACGCTGATAGGCTAACCACATCTCTAATTGTTCTATAGCAGACATGTCAGCAGTAGTTACTGCATTGTCTGGAGCTTTCATAGGGAAGCTAAACACAGTAGTTTGTTCTGGCTTCATTACATCTGGCTCATTAGGTATACCTTGATCTATCATAAACTGTGTTAACGGGTCTTTGTTGTCTCCGCGTACAGTGCGAATATAATAGGCTGAGTGACGAGCGTGAATCCCACTGCTACTGTTAACCAGTTGGCTGACAGTACCGCTTGGTTTAACACAGCTGATAGCAGTACTGACAGGGATATCAAGGCGTTTAGCCCAAGTAGCATTAGTATCGACAGCGATCTGTTTGAGGTGTCCAAGAGTATTCTCCAATCCTTTGTTTGTAGTTGTCATTATAGGATTGTCCATAATACCAGTCATAGACACACCTAGTAGTCTTTCTTCTTCAGTATTCTTTTGCCATATCTTACGTAAGTATGGAAACTTAGTAAAAGAAGATTGTATAGTACCTAGTATTGTAGCTATCCTAACCTTACGTTCTAAGTCTTCTACTGTGTCTGTAGCACGTACTACACACTCTGTTAAATTACAGAACTGGTTCGGGCGTAAAATTATCTCACTGCAAGGATTCGTCCCGAACTCAAAGTTAGGATCACGTCTACCATTCTTAGCCGCTTGCTTCTTAGATGCTTCACGATTAAAGATACCACGTTCACCACTCCCACTTTCCACTAGAGCCATCCACTCACGCATGAAAGATAAACTGTCAGGTTTCTCAGTATACGACACAGAGTTATTAGCTAAAGCACGTTGTGGATCGTTATCCCACCATGAACCTGACTTAGCATGTCTCATACGATCATCTGATAAGTTACTTAGAGAGATCATAGCAGATCTACGTACACCACCTACAACTACTACTTCACCAATCTTACACATGATGTCGTGACACTCAAGAGATGATAGTCTACGTCCCTTAGCTTCTGTGAATACACGTACAACAAAGTTAAACAAGTCAATCAAAGGTGCTGGACCTGATGCTCTACCACCAAAGGTCTTTAGCTTTGCACCTGCTGGTCTAACTCTAGATACATCCCACTTTGGTATTTCACCACTATACAGTAATGCTACGAGTTGTCTTAGAGACTTAGCCCAACCTTCTTTACTGTCCTTTACAATGATAGTAGTTTCACTGTTAAACATATTGTCAGGTACTTCTGGTAGCTTCTGTATAGATTGTCTTTCAACAGAGAACCCTACACCTGTACCACATAACAAGATAAACATAGCTTCATCAAATGCTTTTATGTCATCTACAGCTAAGTAAGAGCAATTATAACCTGCTGTATTGTCACGAGCTAAAGCTGGACCAGCAGTCATCAATGCCCTCATACTAGGGCAAACTTCTAAGTTTAGTATAGCTAACTCTATCTCTGCTATCTGCTTAGGGTGATCTCCTAAAGCTGGCTTAACTAAGTTGTCCATATACCTAGTTACTGTCTCTCCCCAAGACTCTCTCCTACCTTCTGCTTCTAACCAACGAGCATAACGTGACTTGTGTATAAATGATTGGTAGTCTGTTGGTAAGTAGTTGTCGCTCAT